GCCGTGCTATCGTACCAGCCCGCAACGTTGGGCAAATAGCGCCCTTTTGGAAATATGGCGGTGTACGTCCTGAACGTATGATTGAGGGTCAAAGTTTGGTCAATTTCTGGTTAAACATGGCCGATAGGGATGATGAAGACATGAGCGACCCCACGTTATTACGCGATCAAGTTAAACTGGCACGTCAGATGGTCGCAAACCCGACCGCTATGGGTACCAATGACGTCCCGGACTGGATAAGACTTTATCTTAACGAGGGATTAGTTGCTGGTCCTATTCGTTCTCAATGGCCGCCTATCAAGCATGCTGATGACGGCAACGTGTTGTGTTTGTAGGTGTTGGTATGATTGACGTTATTGCCGATGTGGATATTGAACAGAATAACCGGATAGTGTGGTGTGAACGCTTACTCTATGCAATAATACTGTTACAGTTTCCCCAGTTGGCTAGTCTTATTTGATACTCATTCTCCCCTCGGTGGTAAGATCCCGACCTAACTCCATGATAGCATACTGATACTATGGTAATTTTTGTTTAAACACCTCTATCTCGCAATAGTTACCCGTATCAGTATGTTATCACCTAATTAACTAACTCTTAGAAGATAGAGTATGTTATGAGCCCCTAATTCTATTGTCAGACTTTACCGCCGAGGGGAGAATGAGTATCAGCGATCAGACGTTTTTTTTTAAAATAAAAAAAGGGGCCGAGCCCCGAAGGACCCGACCCCAATTTCCGAGAATATTCTTATCTAAGCCTATTCACTCGAAGGTAACTTCATACGGCGCAAACTGCTTACTCTTTTTGTCCTTCATCATGGTGATTGTCGGATGATTCTCTTCAAACTCGATGCGTCCAATGGTACCACCATTAACCTTGACATTGGACACCTTGGCGTTCTTTGATTCCCAAACAGCACACATGGCCTCCAACGGTTTCAAGATTGATTGTTGCGTAACCAACACCGGGTTCGACCACTGATCGACTGGATACAACAAAGCAACGACTGCCTTTTCAATGTGATACTCTGGAATATTATATTGTTCAGAGTAAGCACGTGCCGACCCAAATTCAATTTTACACACTTGCACCTTGTTTTCAATTCCCGCCTTGACCCAATCAAGGGCAAGGTCTCCGGTCAAAGTCATTTGACCAAATACCGGGTTCTTTTTCGTTGCTAAAAATAGCAATATAACGCTTAACATTATCAGTTCTAACATTTTTCTATCTCCTTTTTGTTTTGTCGTTTTCTGGTCTGGTGGATCTCACCCCACCGTCATTCCAGAAAATTGATTCTCCCCTCGTATGGTTCCTATCCGACATTCCAACCCGATATCGTACTACGTTATGAATTTACGTCCACGAATTACCCTATCATGAAAGGAGCTCCCTGTTATGATAGGGTTTTATACAGTGACCCCGTAGGGGTGGACATGGCTAAGAAATCCACAGACCTAATAATGAGAGACAGACTACAATTTACCCTTGACGCTTCGGGAGACCTCGACGTTGTTTATGGTAGAATCGACTTGAGCGATTACGTGAACACCGTCCAAAAGAAAGGACTCGCTGTAAAAGAGGTACGATTTCAAGTTCGCGATCCATCCACACCCAACACCGGATCATTCAACCAGCAACTTGCTCTACCGGGCGCTACTACTAGCCCCGCCAACGCATATTTGAAAATGTTCGCTACTACCACAGCGTATGAAAACGCACAAGACGTAGGGTTAGCAAGTCCTAACGTGTTTGCTATCGTTGAGCATCAGCATTACATCAACGTTGTTCAAGAAACTGGTAACAACGTTGGCGGTAATCAGATCATTGAGTATGTTATGTTTGGAACCCCAGATCTTCATCCAGATGGTTATACCGTGGTTACAGATATTTTGATTGGCGTTTCAGCCGAGTCAGCCGACCGTTATGCTGATACGACACTAGAGGTCGATATTATGCTAATCGCTGAACCTATCACAGTCACTCAAAAAGAACTTAACGAGATGCTAGTACAAGCACAAGATCTGTGAGGTGTTTACCTTGCCAAAATCTAAGGCAATTAAGCCTGTACTAAAAAATCCTCAAGTTCAAAAGTTGATCGCTGGGGCTGGTGCATCAATCGTTGATGAGATACTTGATAACCGTTATATCAATGCCGCTGAGGGTGCACTTGTTGGTTCCGCTGTTGGTGGACCTATTGGCGCCGTTGGCGGTGGTCTCGCTGGTTGGTTTTTAGCCGACAGTTCTACAGTCCTTCCGATTGACATGATAGCGATACCGGCTTACCAGTCTAGCATGATTCAAGGCAGTCCCGCCTTTCAAATCTATATGCGAGCCGGTGAAACTATCATGCCTACCGGCGGTAACGTTAGAGACGTTCAAGAGGTAGTTAGCACAGCCCAACCCGTTACTAAAAAGAAAGTTAAGCGAACCGGATGGCACCGCTATATGAAGCAAAAAAAGAACCAGATCAAATTCAAGTCTGGTAAAATGAAGGGCCGGTTAAACTTGAAGTCTATGGCTAGAGCATACAAGAAGGGGTTGAAGAAATAATGCCTATTACCGAACTACGTGACGGTATTACTATTCAGCAAACTGATAGTTTCAAAACGGGCTTAGAATTAGACTCTAATGGCTTTGGTCTTGTACAAAAGAAGATCAACGTTACTAGGCAGTTACGTCATAAACTTGAACATTGCGACTTCTACATTGATTCATTCGGTACGGGTTACAAGGGTGCCGAGTTTTACCTTACACCTTATCCTTTGATTTACTCTGACATGAACGCTTCTAACGTCGTAAGTACACAACTAAACGGGACGGTAGCCGCCTATAATGAAAACATTCTGTATAAAGCCCAATTCCAACCGGGTGTGCTGATCTCCAACGAATTCCCTAACAACTTTCTTTCTAGCCGTCCGACGTTCAACTTCTACACCGATACGCTTTACCTAACCGTCCTCTTTACTGGTGCCCCCGATGATGTTGTGAATGATGTGATTATTTCATTCTATGCGGCTTTAGACTCCACACCAATAGACGCCGTAGAACATGGTATAGGCTTGCTTAAAGAACGTATGAACACTATGACTGCCCGTATTGACACTTTAGGCCGTGCTATCGTACCAGCCCGCAACGTTGGGCAAATAGCGCCCTTTTGGAAATATGGCGGTGTACGTCCTGAACGTATGATTGAGGGTCAAAGTTTGGTCAATTTCTGGTTAAACATGGC